ACGAGGAACTGTTTGGTTCGATGGCTACCCTTACCGGGGTAACCGGCAATACCGCAGAGGTAACTACGCAGATGAAAGGTGTATTTACCGGATTGATGAAGCCAACGGATGCCATGAGCAAATTAATGGAAAAATACGGCTATAAAAACGGAGAAGCCATGATTAAAGCAGAAGGCATGGCTGGCGTATTAAAAATCCTTAAAAAAGAAACTGGTGGCCAATCCGATAAAATGGCAGCGTTATTTAGTAATTCTAGGGCTTTAACTGCTGTGCTGGCTTTAACTGGAGCGCAGTATGATACCTTTGTGGATAAATCAAAGAAAATGAAAAAAGCAACTGGGTCTACGGATGAAGCCTTAAAAAATATGCAGACTTCCATGACGAAAATCCGAAAAGTCATTAATATTGTAAAAAATGCAATGACGATCTTTGGGGAGAGTGTTTTGCAAGTTGTTGTTCCGCCTGCTACAAAATTAGCAAACAAGGTACAAGATTTAACGGAGAAATTTTCCAAGTTAGACCCAAAACAAAAAGAACAAATAGTTAAGATGGCTATGTTTGCAGCGGCAATAGGCCCAGTACTGGTTGTGCTCGGAAAAGCAACCCAGGGTGTAGGAAAATTTATTAAAACAATAAACGGAATCAGTACAGGCATACAGAAAGCAGGAAGCTTTATGAAGTGGCTTGCAAGCCCTGGCACGATTGTTGTGGCTGCCTTGATTGCGATTGTTGCAGCAGGAATCCTGGTTTATAAAAACTGGGACAAGATTGTTGCGGGCGCAAAGAAGATGGGAAAATTCATCAAACAGACAATGTCTGATGCCGGGATTGATGTAGAAAAGTGGGGGAAGAAAATCAACGAGGTACGTGCTTTTGCTTCTTCTGGATTCAAGATTATCAAACAGGTCATTTCGGATTTTGCTAAGATTCTAACACCCGTTGGAAA